CATATTCATCGAATTTACCAGTCATTATCCAAATAGAATATGTTGCTTTTGGATATTCTTCTAGCATCCATTCCCACTCACCACGAATTGCCAAATTTTCATGTAAATGATTTACTGCATCTGTGTATGAAAACAAATATTTTGTTTCTAAATATCCAATATAATCGCTTTCGATTTTTAAGTTTGGTATCTTTGTTTCTGTAAGTGTCATAGTCTTTTTGTTTGTTTGTTTCTGTTGGTACAAATATAAGCACATTGTTTGTATCTACCAAATTATTCACAAACTTTTTTTAAATTATTTTTAATTGCATAAAAAAGCCCCCATCTCTGGAGGCTCTCTGTGTTAGTTATTACTAAGACATCTTAGACTGTATTCTCTTGAGAGCTGCTTCAAATTTAGCGCTATCGGTGTATAGCTTAGACATCGTCTTTTCATTCCATGAGTCACCCTGATCAAAAGATGTGCAGCAGATATAGTGCTTTATATCCTCACACTCTGACCGGCGTATATTATATGTATAAACTCGGCCTCCCTTTTCAAATTTAACATTGACCATGTTAAACATTGTTATACCACCTCTAGAACTTGTTCCTGATTTTACCTTTGATTCTTCGATTAAATTTCTCATGATTCCTTTACTTTGTTTGTTTCTGTTGATACAAATATAAGTAAACTGTTTACATCTCACAAGTTATTAACAAACTTTTTTTAAATTATTTTTGATTTGCCTACTATGACTGAGATACAGAGCGAAAGTTTTTTTAATAAATAAAGTACTTACCTCTATTTGGCTTCTCAAGCTGATAAGTTACAGCGTATCTGATGGCATCTATTGCGTGGTTATGGTCATCAATTGGTGTGTTAGATTTACGCTCAAGCCAGCAGTAGTTATTTAGCTCCTTAATCAAATCCTGAGAGTCCGGGCTTATCACTAGGTCATAATCTTGTAGGATAGTTATTCCATGAGTTACTGAGCCTTGACCTTTCACAGCTGGTATTATGTTTAGTCCTTTTTGCTTTAGTTCTTTTATCAATCTAGGCTCTGCACTATCTGCTATAATTAAGCTCGTACCAGCCACCTTTTCATTCACTTGATGTATTTGGCTTGTGGTTAGGTTTGGCTTGTATAGATGAAGCCTAAGGTATATCTTCTTACTTGCTTTGTCTACGTTCGTTTCTACTAGCGTTGTAGGGTCTACTGAGAAACCAAAATCTTGACCATAAACAGAAGTACCTACTCGCTTAAACTCTCCGACCTCCCAGTTAGAGAATATCACGCCTTCAGCTTTCGATAACCAGCCTCCTAATATTTGGTGCTTATACTTCTCAGGTCTTCTCTGTTTAATGTTCTCTACTTGCTTTAAAAAGCTCTCAGATAGATTCTCTAAGTTGTCTTGGTAGGTAGTGTGTATGTATGTAGTATCGTCTTTGCTTATGTTGCTTCCCTCTTGAACTCCTCTAGTCTCAAAGAACTTCTGATAGATAAAGTGTTCTTTTGTGGTTGGGTTCATTATCATGATCACTCTGTTAGCTATTCCCTTTTGACGTACTGACATATCGATAGTATCAAATACGTTCTCGTCTACAAGCTCTTCAGCTTCATCGAGTACCCAAGTTGTTACTCCTTGCAAAGACTTTAGAGAAGCCACCTGATTTCCTGAGCTGGTTTTGATACCTCTGAATAGAATCTTTGAACCGGTCTGTATGTTTATTATTTCATCTTTAGTAATATGAAACGCTTTCTCGAGTCCTAACATCTCAATCTTCTCTATGAACTCTGGAATAATAGATATACTCGCAGCTCTCAAAGTGTAACGTGTGAACAGTATCGTATGTCCTACTTCACAAGTCAACATGCAAAGAATAGTATTTACTGCATAGGACTTACCAGAGCCACGTCCTCCAGTTACGATGAAGTATCGAGTAGGATTATTAAACTTTCGGTAGACGTTCTTAATTCTCCCCATTGAACTTGCGCATCACTTCGTTAAAGTCTATCGAACTACTTAGCTCTCCTTTAATTTCTGATTCTGTTTTCTTAGGTACAAAGTACTGGGCGTATTTAGCGAATAGGTCTAGATACTTCTCTGGACTCTTTGCGAGTACATCAGTAAAAGCTTTCTGAATATTCGGTACTTGACCTTCTAAAGTCTGTACAAACATCTCTCTAGCCTCTGTTGTTATTTTGTTCTCTTTTCCTTTCGGTCTACCTTTTGCTAACTTATGTCCTTTTGTGAATGGCATATTAAATTATATTTCTTTAATATAACTAAAAAAGGCTAATTTGTTATAAACAAAAAAAGCCTATTAGTTAAAATAAGCTCTTCTAATGCATCCAATTAATTTACTACTCGTAAGTGTTGTAAATATCTTTTAAGTCCTTTACACGTTGCTTAACACAGCTTGAGCAGCTTGTAACCTCTACGCCTTTCTTTTGGAATACTCTAGCGTATATTGTCGCAAGTTCATAGTTTTGAGATTGGCTTACCATTCCATTAGAATTTGTAAAGAAACCATGTAGAAAAGTGTACTCTGATTCTGTAAGGCAAAGCGGTTGTTTTCTAAACCTCATCTTATTGAGTTTCTCTTTACGCTCATCGCATCCGCAATCTTCCCCAGCTAAAAACTTAACAGCCTTTTTAATACCAGTAACTTCTGTGATTGCTTCTACTACATCTCCTAGTCCAGTTGGTGCATTCTCTGCGTGTTTCGCTTCTAGTTCTTCTTGAGTCTTAATAGGCTCATCACAAACCTCAGCAACAGCTTTCTCTGCATCTTGAATCTCTTTCTCTATTCTAGCTGCTTTTGCTTGTTCTACTGTTAACCCTTGCTCAATCTCTTCAGGTGTTCTTCTAAATCTTTTATTTGCCATCTTTGTTCTTTTTTATTCCTTGTAAAGTTATCTCATTTGCTATTACCATGTTCAGTATATCTCGCATTGCTACAAAGTTAGGGCTTTCGCTCTTCATCTCTTCCAGTAGCATTACTGTATAAATGTCTTTCTGATTGCTTAAAAATGCTTTTATCTCTTTCATTGTGTTCGTGTTTATAGTTTATCGTAGTCTTCGTTATTAAAGTCTTCGTAGTCTTCTCCTAGACGCTCTCTAAGTTGGTTCTTACAGAAGTTTACTGTATGGAATATGTTCGTAACGCTGATTCTTGTTACTGTGCTTAATGCTCTCATAGACATTCCAGACTCAATGTACAAAGTAAATAGTTCTTTGTTGTATGGATATCCTTCCTTATCTAAGTTGTTAAGCTCTTCGTATAGCTTTTGAGTTATCTTCGTGTAGCCTCCCTCTCTTTGTTCTTTGTAGTCTTCTGATTCGATAGCTTTGAACTCTGCAATATCGTAAAAGAAAAACTTACCTTTGTCTTTTAGGTAAGACTTGTACATGTTGTTTAGTACTCTCCAAATGTAGGACTTGCTTACTTCTCCTTTTTCGTTTATTACTTTATCACCAGCGTTGTAATAGTGTAGTCTTAAATACATCTCTTGTACTATGTCCTCAGCGTGAGAAGTGCAGCCCATAGCTTGTAAGAATCTTAGATACTCTTCGTGATACTTTGATACTTTTTCTAGCCAGTCCATTAGTTTTTGTCTTTTAAAGTTGCTGTGAAATGGTCTAGAAACTCATCTTGAGTAATTTCGTTAACCATCAATGCACTAGGCAAGTCGGTTAAATATATTACAATGTGATTTCCGTTCTCTTTTAGATATTCAATTATTGACTCAGCAAGTTCTACTGTATCTTTGCCGTAATCAATAATGTAAAACTTATCCTTCATTTGATACGCTTTGAGTTTATAGGCTGTCTGTTTAGCTGATCGTACTCTTTAAGGATTGTAAGAATTTGATTCTTTAGGTTTATTGCTTCGATTGATTCTCTTGGATTCTGAATCTGTTTTATAAGTGCCACATTTCCACGTGTAAACTTATGCAAGTCTTGAACAAACCCAATAGAAGTCTCTGCACTTCCGTTAGGTTTGCTCAAAATTGCCATTAGTATCTCGTCACTAGAAAGGTAAGTCATTTTTTGCCTCTTCTATATTTGGACTATCTGACATCTCTACTTTGTCACATCTCCAATGGTTCAAACTGTTGTAGACTTTACCATTGTACTCTTGTCCTCTTATTGTAAATTCGACCTCTACAACATCTCCAACGTTATTAAACTTAATAAAACTGTCAACGTGTTCTACATAGTCTGCTTTTTTGTACATTCCGAACTTCATTCTAGTAACGTAACCACTCTCTGACGTTGTGTCTACAATGTAATCTAATACAGCAGCTCCGTTGTCTAGTACTTTCTTTTCTGTAATCTCTGAAATTGTACCCTTTACTTTAAAATTTTCCATTTTTCTTTACTTTTTTTTTGTTAAAATATTAAAATTTTTTAGTTAATTATTGTAGTGTTTAAAACTTAATACTTATTAACTTAATGTTTTGTAGTATTCTCTAGCCATCTTTACAGCAGTTTTCATCTTATTTATGTCTTCATCTGTTAGAATAACCTTAAACGCTTTTAATCTCTTCTCTGTTGGAATCTTAGATATGTCGAAGTACTCTATTACTTCTTGCTCTGTTTCCTCAGATACCTCTGCACCCTCTCCACGTTTCCAGCTTACTCTTCTCATTTCGTCAAGTATCAAGTTCTCTGGTGTTGGAACAAGACAATAACATAAGTAGCTTTTAGTCTTACCAGTAATCCACATGTATGCCTTCAACTGCCATTCGTACATGTTGTTATTTAGTTCAGTATCAAAGAATGGGAAAGTAGCAGCAGACCAACTAGACTTAACATCTATAATGTTATCCTCTGTAATAACATCTGGAGTACCTTGTACAAAGTCATTATAAAAGTTATCTTCATTCTTAAAAAGAAAGTCTTTTTCTAGTAGAATCCTTGTAAGCTCAATAGATGCATCCTCTACTTCTTTTCCTTTATCTAGGTACTTAGAGTTTATTTCTTGCTTAATACCAAACTCACGCTCTAAATACAGCTCTGTAATGAAGCTCTTAGCTCCTTTGCTTAGTTCTGGCTCTGCATCTCTCTTTAGTAGCAATGCATCTCTTAGATCTGCTTGTTTATCTGTTAGCTTAATCTTAGCCAGTAAACTATTTAAGGTCGCTAACTGCTTCTCTGTGATACTTGTTTTACTATCTGTTGCCATTAGCCTTCCAAGCTGTGAGGCTCTTATCTTTAGCTCTTTCATTATCCTAGTCTTTTAAGTTGCTCAGGTGTTAACTTGAAGCCGTTAATAATTTGCTCTTTTTTGATTGTACCTTTTTCGATAGCTGCAAGAGCCTTCTCGAATCTGTCGTTAGGTAGCGGCTGCTTAGCTGCGTCTGTATCTACATCTGTCACAATACCGAGCATCGAGCTAAGGCTGTAACGACGGAAATACGTCACGCCCGAACCAGCAGACTGAAAAATATTCATGCGAGATGCCTCGTCTTGTGGAATCTCTGTAAGACTTTCGATAGTCTCTCCAGTTTCTACATGAAATAATATTGTCTGTATTGCAGTACCTTGTAGTAATTGAGTAAATCCTAGATCATGCTTTGCTAAAAGCGGATTGATAACCTCAAAGATTGTAGGCAAATCTGCATACTGGTAGTTATGACCTTTAGTGGCTTTAGCTATTACTGAGCATTCTTGTTGAAAAGCAGCTAGACTCTTGTAAATGCTTAGCTTTCTCTTTTCTAATTCTTCATTAAATGTGTTCATAATTTTTGATTTTTGTTTGTAAATATACTATTTATTCTTTAAATTTTTAAGTTTCTGCTTGTATTCTTTTATAATTTCTTTCACTTGTTCTCGGCTTGGCTTGTATTCTTGATGAGCTAATTGATGCAAATAAAACAATCTATCCGCTCCTATTCTTTTCTCTATTCCTATTTGATATTCGATAAGGTTCCCATGTCTGTGTCTATTACAAAATACACATTGACCATGTACGTTATCTTCGTGGAAAGTTACGTTTTTGTGTCCAGAACTAAAATAATGACCAGCATCGAACTTACCCACTAGCAATCTATTACAGCTTATGCAAGGCTTGTCTTTGTCTCTCTCTCTTATGAAAGCATTAAACGCCTTTTGTGCTTCCTTCATCAGATCTGAAACAGTTTTAAGCTCTTCCTTCTTTGATTTCTTTTCCTTGTTCCACTTTTTTAAGGCTTTCTTTTGTAGATCCTCGTAGTATTTGTCATTACATGGATTCTCTATGCAGTACTTTCTATTAAATGATACTGGCTTAAATTCGTCTCCGCAGTTTTTACATTTTGGCATTATGATAATGTTTTAAATTGTGCGTATGGTCTTAATTTTTTCATGCTTCTCAAGTCTCTAGCTCTTACTTTAGAGTAAACTTTTTCTATTAAGCCTTTTATTAAATGCTTGTTTTCTATCTTAACTGGAAACTCGAAGTAATCTATTTCTATAATGTAGTATTCGTTAGCTAGTTTCTCCAGCGTTCCAATAATTTTACCATCGCTTAATATCTCGCTTTGGTAGTCTGTCAATTTGTTAAAGTAAATCATAATTTAAAAATATTAAATTTTAATTAGCCATTGGTTATAAATCTCTGTTGATATTTGCGCTGTCATTACAGGTGGTACACTCATCCCTATCATATAGTGTGGTTTATTATTTAAAAAATTATAATCTAAAGGATAACTACCAGCTCTTAAATTTTCCTTAATATTGATATATCGAGGCCCTCCAAAATATACATTACAATCTTTTGCTGTTATAGTGTTTAAAATATTATTGTCATAAATGTAATTATAAGAAAACAGCTTGTTAGGTTTATTGTGTTCCCTGTCTTGTGTACAACTCATGTCTTTATCTCCTTCGTGTCTTAAAAGCCAAGTTTTATAAATTGTAGTATGTTCTTTCAAAGGTCTATCTATTTCGTTTGTTTTTATCTGTTCAAATAAAATAGGCTTTTCATTAAAACTCAAATTGAGTTTAGGAACTTGTGTAAACATATCTTGTTGATATAAAAAAGGTTTTGCTAAATCTTTGCGTAAACAAACAAAAAACACTCTTTCACGTCTTTGAGGTACTCCCATTTTTGAAGCATCTAAAAGCCAATGCTGACAGTAATATCCTGCCTCATCAAACTGTTGGTAAATCTTCTTTACATATTCCTTAGCGTTTCCTAAAAGTAATCCTTTTACATTCTCTGCAACTACAACTTTTGGCTGTAATTCTTTAGCTAAGTCTATAAAGTCAAAAAATAAGGTATCTAATACTTGTTCTGTTTGTCCTTCTCTAAATCTCTTCTCTTTACCCCAGTCTTTATCTCTATTGCCAGCCATACTAAAACTTGAACAGGGAGGACTACCATCCAAAATATCCAGGTTATAAAGTTCTTTAGGTAAATCTTTCCTTTTTTTAAATGTTTCAATGCTTTCAAGATATGTGAATTTTGGTTTGTGATTTGTTTTATATGCTTCCATCATTTTAGGGTCTATCTCATTACATCCTAAAACATCGAAACCAGCTAACTTATAACCCATAGTAGAACCTCCACCACAAGCAAAGCAACTAAATACTGTTCCTTTATCTTTGGTAAAATTAGCTTCTTTTAAATTCCACTCGTATGGGAATCTGTGTTTTGTTTTCATAGTCATAATTTAAAAATCTTCGTTTATAAATGTACTCAAATCTGCTAAAGGTTTCTTCTGTGGCTCTGCAAATTTCTTTTTTCCGTCAATAAATTCATAGAAAGCTCCTTGTTTTATGTCGTATTGTAAAGAAGTTAAGCCTTGAACTCCTACAATTTTAGGCTTTGCCTTGTTTATTTTAATGTCTGTTACGCTACTTCCAAACTCTCTATGCACAATTATAATACTTTTACCATTGTTTGCCCATTCAGAACCTCCTTTTAAATCGTGCATATCTGGCATCTGTGTTTTACCATCTACCTTCTTACCGCTTTTCGGGTGTATGATTGTGTGGAAGTGTAAAGCGTTACGTTCTGCTAGTTCGTTTCTAAAGCTCAAAGTATCCTCTAGCCATTGGTCGTAACGTAACAAACCTACATCGTGCTTCATATAGTTCCAGCTATCAATCACAGCCGAGAATATACCTAGCTCTTTTTTATTGTCTGCTGAGAACTGCCAAAACTCTTTAGGAGTTAACGCTTTTGAGTTGTTACCTTTCTTAGGGTCTAGTATTTTAAAAAACTCTAATACAATAGGTAAGTAATGGTCTAGTTCTTCTGGAGTTACTCTATTTTCAATTAGGCGTTTATTGCCATCTGAATCAATATAAAACTCTTCAAACTGTTTGCCACTCATCTTGTGTATTAGCTTTCCTATAATCTCCTCAATAGTACCAGCGTCTGGCATGTGGATTAGGTGTTTATGTCTGTAATGTCTTGAGCAGAATTTTAAACAGTCTAGCAGTACCTCTGTTTTACCGCTTCCAGGAAGTCCAGACCAATCTGTGCAGCCTCCTTCTTTTATACTATACAAGCTACCTAGCGTGTTGAATCCTAAATAGTATGTAACGCCTCCACCAGTATAGTAGTAATCCTTTAGTCGTTCTTTTATTTCGTTTTCCTTTACAATGTCCATAATTTAGCCTTTTTGTTTATGTTCCAAATTTAACCTTTTTACTCTATCTTCCAAAGATTCTTTTATAGGTTCAATTGGTTTTTTATATCGTTCGTTTAAATACTTGAGCGTATTGGTTAATGTAGACTTCCAGTTTTTAATAGGTGTGTTGATTCCGTTTCTGTTTATGCTCCAGTCATTATCTACCCATGAATAGTATCTAAGTTTTACATCTTCTGGGCAGACATTAGGCTTTCTTTTCAATGCGTGTTTTAAGTACTCTTCGATACTAGGTACTGAGTCTTTATTTACATTATTTACATTATATACATTATTGTTAGTTGTTATTCGTTTGTTGTTCGTTTGTTGCTGGTTTGTTAGTTCGTTTGTTAGCAGTTGATATTTTAAATAGTTAACTACTTGAATCTTAGTGCCTTGCGAAGTTGAAACGCTTGTTATTTCGTTTGTTGATTTTAGACGTTTTATACTTGTGCGAATTTGTTGTACACTTAGTCCAGTCTGATCAGATAAAACACTCAGACCAGTAACCAGCTCCCCAGCTCTTATAGTCGTACCTTTGTACTTCCTTTGCTTGTGATTTGCTTTTAGTAGTAAATACATAAACAGCCTAAAAGTATTGTGATCATCAAACCACTCCCACTCTAAGATTTGCCTATGAATTTGAATGTATCCTTTCATTATTTATAATTTTTAAATTGCTGCTGCAAATTAATAAAATCTGTAATACTTTTGCATTTTAAAAACTTCTGATCAAAAGTTTCTGTAAATAATTCATTAGTAATTATTTCTTCTATATTGCTAAAGTCTTCGTATTTTTTTAAATTATTGTAGTGTTTACGCATATAGATTGCCCAGTCATGTTTACGCCCAAACATCTTACCAGTTTCTGTAAGATTTAATCCCTCCTCTTTTAGCATATTACAAATTATAGCTCTAGTGTAGACTATCTCTCTTTCTCTGTTTGGCTTTTTTAGCTCTTTTCTTTCAATGTACTCTTTGATTTTCTGAATTTTTGTATTCATTTATTTTGATTTTATAGTTAATAATTCTTCTCTCACGTTTTGAAACACTTCATTAAATGTAGCACGTTGCGCTGGTTGTATTGTTTTAGCGATTCTAAGCGACTTTGACCTACTCGCTGGTATAAATACATTCTCAACATTAGAAGTGTCGTTAGAAGCGTTAAAAAACGCATGTATCTTTTTATTGTTATTCATGTCTATAAGTATTTGTGCATTCGTTCATAATCTCTTTTAGAGTCAAACTCCATGTCTTCGTTACATGGCTCTTTCTCTGGTATCTCTCTAGTCTCGTGTTCAATGTCATAAGCTAGGTAATCTGTTAAAGGTAAGTCTTCAATATACTCGTTACCAATCATCCACAAGTTTGTCTGCTTACATTGTTCAGTACTTGCTATGTGTTCATCATCATCGTTATAGATTTCTACACAGCCATCCTCTTGCTTACCTACTAGCTCAGTACCTTCTGAGAATAGAACTTCTTTATAAGTTCCACCTTGAGCTTTCCAGATAGTAGCCTCATCAATTGCAGCTGTTGCTTTTACAATTCCGCTCTCGTTTGATAATACAAATATTGTCATAATTTCTAAGTGTTTAAATTTAGTCTATTGTGTGTGATTGAGAAAAATCAAAATCAGTTTCCTCTAACCAATGTTTAAGCACTTCGATTGTTTCGCCTTCATTAATGAAACATATACTTCCCCAACATTTATTAAGTCTTTTAGGTAAAGACCTCCAACAAGATAAAAAGATATCCTCATTGCTAAAATGGCGTTCTATTGTACATTTTTTTGTAGTTGTAAACCAACCGAATTTATTTGTTCCTGTAATTGTAAACTCTATTGTCATAATTTCTAAGTGTTTTTGTTTCTACAAATATAAGCACAATGTTTATATCTATACAATTTTAAACATTTTTTTTTATTTTTTTTTTGATACAAAGAAAAAGCCCCCATTTCTGAGGGCTTAAACAAACAATTAAAAAAACCTAACTAAATTATGAAGTACAAATATATCAATAAAAATGAGTTAATCTAGCAACTTGTCCAAATTCTTTTGAATGTATAAACGCTTCTACTGCTTCTTTGCTGATATATCCGTTTCTGTGGTGCCATGAATCCGCTGGACTTGGGCTTCTTAGAGTCTCTACTGTGACATTAATAAAGTCCTTACTAGATTTGTGATGAACATGATGAGTATAAAAGTATCTATGCTCTGCATCTGCCCAATGTTGTTTAGCTTCTACACTCATAAGGCTACCTAGATTGTGCTGCTTTGCTCCATCGCCATGAGTAGTGCCAATTAGAGAGTTACCATAGATTGAGTACTTACGATGAGCTATTGAACAGTCAAAAGTAATATTCTTAGAAGTGTGAAAGTGAGCCTCTATCGTTTGAGCTAGGAAAAACCCAGACTGATAATCATGGTTCGATGGATTAAATATAAACTCAACGTCTGCCACTTGCATAAGCATTTCTAATATGTCTATGTATAGCTTCTTAGCCGTTAGAAACATATCGTACCACATTCCAGAAGTATCTTGAGGTGTTCCGCTGGTTGTGGTTCGTCTAGGTGTGTCTGTGTGAAGTATGTCGTTACCACCGATAAACATGATTTTATCAATGTTAAATCCGTTAGACTTATCTAGTAAACCCTCTACGCCTTCAAGTACTCTCTTAACTGCTATGTTCTGGTCATAGTCTGTACCAGTTTCATAAGCTGTGCATAGTTTACCAATATGTATATCTGCTGGGTCTATGATTAATAGGTGTCCATCTTTAGACTTCTTACGTTTTATAGTTGGGTATTTAGGCGCATAGTCTCTGAACTCTTCTAGTAGTTCATCACGCATCTTCTCAATACCAATCTGCTCTGGAGTTTTGTAGTTAGGATTCTTAAAGTATAGACTAGCATCTTCTGATTTAATCCAGCCACTTTTGACGCTGTCAACATCTAGACCAGCAGCTTCTGCCTCGTCTTTGATCCTTCTAAATTGCTCAAGTACTTTAACCTCATCTTCTCTGAGTCTGTAACGTCTTGAGCTTTTACTGCTTTCTTCAGCTCTTTCGTGAGCTGGTTTGTTAGTTCTTTTGTCTCGTTTTTTCATATAGATAAATTAAGATAATTCCCAGCAATATAAGAATAATAATTAACTTATTCCATTTCTTGCTGTCTGCCTTTGCTATATGCTTTGCAGTTTTCTTATCTTGAAGCTCTAGTTTATACTCTCTTTTGTCTTCTGTTTTCTGCTTTTTGTATTCTCTTCGTTTGTCTTTACGAGTAATATACCGAACCTCTCCTTCTTTAGTTATTATCTTCTCAATAACCTTAGTAATCTCTATGTACACAGTATCGTTCTGTATGTAGTTACTATCTACTACTGTATTAATTTGTATAGTGTCGCTTGTTTCTGTGAATTTAGCACCCTTTTTAATAGCTTTATTTGTGTGTTTCTTAGCCTTGTTTATATGGTACTGAGGAGTACACGAAGCTATTAGCATCGTTACAATTAATATGTATCTCATAGCTGTTATTTTGGTGCGTATTCCTTAGAGAATGCCTCTAGTCTTCTTAGCCACCCTCTTAGAAATCGTTGGTTATTAGTGTACCTTTGTCTAGCTGTTTGGCTTTTGGCGTTTCTAGGAGTAGTAATGTAGTGAAAAAACAGACGTCTAGCCTCTACGCATTTTGCGAATAGTTCCTTTTCATCTGCTTCGTTGATTGCTGCTAGTGTATTCTTGCCTATGATACCATCTATAGTGACTCCTAGAACTCTCTGCATTTGTTTTACAGCTGTTCTAGCACCAGAACCCCAAGCCCAAGATACCAAACAGTCTGCAATGCTTTGATGTTCTATATCGTCTCCTTTTACAGCATCCCAGTATTTAGACTTGAAGATTAAACCCCAGTCTTCGTGATTCATTTCTAAGAATCTTTCTACCTCATCTTTACCAAATACTCCTACCCAAGCCTTGTAAGTTACACCCTTGTTTGTGTGAATACCATCTACTCCGCAAGTGTAACTACTAGCCGAGTCTTTAACGTCTGAACTTGTACCGCCTTCCCACTTGTAAAAAAATGGAACTATGTTTTTATGATTTGCCATTACTATTCTTTTTTATTGATTCGTAAATATTACCACCAGCTAGAAAAGACAAAAAGGTTAAAAGCTCAGCCAGTACAAACTCAAAGTTTTCATAGGTTGTAAAGATGAAGCACAGAGGAGTAACTAATATAGTAATCACATAAAGAAAGACAGCCCTTTTAGATGACCTCTTTACAATTACGGAGATATGTCTAAATAGTTTCCTCACTCTTTTAGCTTCTTCTTTTTTATCTTGTTGTCTAGTATTTGACCTTTAATTCTATGATACAAAAATACTGCACCACCAATAGCAAGAGCAAACTGTAAAAAGTTGTTGATGTCATCAAATGTAAGCCACTCGTATATCTTAATTAAACCAGTAGCAGACAGAGAGAAAATCCCTCCTATGTTTGCCTCTTCGCTATTCATTAGGTCTTTCATTAGATTTCGTATTGCTTCAAGCCGTCTAAAGCTCTTAACATTAGGTTGCCTTCTCCTTCGTAGTTTAAGTTTTCTACTGGGATATTTGCTAACTCAACTCCGTATAGTTTAGCGTTGTCAGTTTCTAGCGTTACGTTTAAGCTAATCTCATTACGCAAAGCATGAACTATAATAGAGTCAGAATCTACTGTAATTGTAGGGTCTACTAGTTCAGAGTTAAATTGTGGAAATTTGTAAGTTGCCATTTTTATTTATTTTTTAAAATTATGTTAGTGTTGTTCCTGATACTGTAAAGTCTCTTACTGCAAAAGCATGTTGACCAGATGCGTTTGTTTTTGTTGTTCTTTTAATCTCTCCAGTAAAGTTGTCAGCATAATAAGCTCCACCAGTCCACTGAGCACCTGTGCTTGATAGCCAAGATGGTCTTCTTGCCCAAGAACCTCCAAATGAATTGTTAGTAAACGGAGTATAAGAAAATCCGTAAACTATATTTAAATTAAAGACGTTGTTCCATTCTTTTAAGTTAGGTAATCTCCAGCCACTTGTGAAAGTTCCTTCTGAATGATTATTAGCGGAAGATATGGCAGTTGCCCAATTAATATACCCTGAAGCTCCAGTTACGCCACTATATCCTAGTACAGTATTTCCATCATAAGTAGACCAATCAATTAGAACTCCTATACTATACGCTTGACCTCCTAAATAATCAGTAAATCGCTCATTTGTACCAAAAGGATTATTACTAGCAAGAGTAAAAAAGTCTGTTGCTCTACCCGCTTGTATATCGCCATCATCTCCAGTAGCATAAGATACTAACTGGTTAGTCTTCATTAAAGTTGCTCCTACTGGAGCTGCTCCGCTACCGCCCGAAGCTGGTCTAAAACCCGTATTCTCTCGTAAGAAAGTTCTTAGAGTTGCCTCAGTATAAGCAGACGCTGAATCATCTACCCAGTTAGTTGAATCTGCATAAGAGATAACTAATTGGTCATCTTCAATAAGTCCCTCAGTTAATCTGAACACGCTGTTATATTCATCGTAAACTGTCTTTCCTATTGGGAATAGTCTTGAGTTGTCATCTGCGTCTACTGTTACTATGTAGTTTCCAGACTTGTAAATTTCTTTTGCCATTGTTTTTGTGTTTATATTTTTATGTTAATGTAGTTCCTGATACTGTAAAAGTTCTTACTGGGAAGTATTTACAATTTACATTACCTTTATTGTTAGTTTGTATGCCGTATATTGTGTCTATTTTGTAAGCACTACCAGTACTTAACTTCCAGCTGTTAGATAACCAATAATTTCTATTTGAAGTGCCGCCAAGTCCTAAAGAAGATTGAAATGGTGCGTAATTAAATTGGTAAACTTCTTGTAGATTAAAAAGGTTTGATACCTCGTAATTATTAGGAAGTCTCCATCCGCTTGTGTAAGTTCCTACGCTGTGAGCGTCTGCGCCTATTATCGCATCACTCCAGTTAACATTGGTATTATTATTTTGACCATATCCTAAAACATTAGTACCATCAAATGTAGACCAATCAATTACAATTTTATTTGTATATGTTTGTGTTCCATCAATGTATGTAAACCTACTAATATTATTGAATGGATTATTATTAGTAAGAGTAAAAAAGTCTGTGGCTCTTCCAGATTGTCTATCGCCATCGTCTAAAGATTGATAACTCGTAGTCTGTCCTGTCTTTACTGGTATCGCTCCTATTGCTGCACCACCACCGCCACCGCTAGATGCTTGTGCTTTTATATAATAAGTCTCTTGTACCATATTACAATTTCGTTGCGTTTAATCTTATCACAGCAGCTATATTAACGTCTACTGTTATTGCTCTTCCAGCTGTGATAGTATCTCCTAAAGTGTAAGCAACTCCACCCACTTGAATTGTAGTAGTTGGTGCAGCTAGAATATTTGTAATGCTATCTATTGACATTTCAAAAGGTGCGTAAAAATCAACAGTTTGAGCGTCTACCAATTCAACTACAAATTCTGGCTTTGACTGTATGTAGGTTTTTACATCAGCAGTACTAGCTTGAATAGTAGTAAAAGAAGTATCTATATCTCCTTGAGCTACTGCAAATAGATCTGTATCCTCTAAAGGTATACCAGTTGGTAAGTTACTTATTCTGCTGTCTGCCATTGTTAATATTTTTTATCGCTTTCTTTAGCTTAATTATGTTCTTCTTTTTTACTTTGTATTTCATTATAAAAACCAGTTCGTAAAATTAACGTCTTTGTCTGGATACATATCTCCGTTACTGTT